CAACCGTGTGAAGTCGAGCTGCTTCAAGTGCAACCCCGGGCTGCGGGAGAAGTACGCCGCCGAGTACAAGGCCAAGTTCGGCGAGGAGCCGCCTCCGATCGACGACGAGAAGAAGGATGACGGGAAGGCCAAGGACAAGAAGTGAGCCGGCTCCGGCTGCCCGGTGCGGGCAGAGGTCTAACCGGCCGCGCCGGGCGGGACTTGCATCGCGAAACCAGCGAACCAACCCCGTGAACGGCCCGGGGCAGTCGAGACAACTTCGACCGCCCCGGTGGGGAGGGAGACCATGTTCGAAAGAGCTATGGAGTTCTGGAGCCAGCACATCCTCCTGGCGAACCTGAGCCACGCGACGGGAGGGTTTGGGCTTGCCATCATCCTGCAACGCTATCTCCGCGGCAACCCCTTCGTGCCGGTGGCGGTGGGTTGGGTCTTGCTCGGGTTCTGCCTGGTGACGCACGTTTATGCGTTCACCCGATGAGGCTCTTCCCGAGCAGAGGAAAGGTGCCACTCGCGCGGCGGTGACGGACGCGGCTCCCACCCAGGCCGCGGCTCGAAGGATTCCGACGAGCAAGCCGTGGTGGAGGGTCGGGAGCGGACCACACCGGACCCAACGCCCGGAGAGGGGGATAGGTCATGCGACCGAGCGGAGAGGCGTTGGTGTTCAAGATCCACGGGATGGACTGCGCCGAGGAGGTGACCGTCCTCAAGCGGGAACTCGGCCCACTGGTGGGCGGCGAGGGGAACCTCGGGTTCGACGTCCTCAACGGCAAGATGACCGTGACCGCGGGTGCCCCCGTGTCCGCGGAGGCGATCCGGGACGCGGTCGCCCGGACCGGGATGCAGGCCGAGCCGTGGCGGGACGAGAAGAGTGCCATGGGCGGGGAGGGGTTCTGGGAGCGGAACCGGCGCACCGTCCTGACCGCCGCCAGCGGCGTGTTCCTGTTCGGAGGGGTGGCGACGCACGCGGCCCTGTCCGGGTTCCGCGCCGCGTTCTTCGGGGAAGCGCACGCCGGTCCGCCGGTGGTCGCGGCGGTCCTGTACGCCCTGGGCATCCTGGCCGGGTTCTGGATCGTGCTCCCGAAGGCGTGGCTGGCGGCCCGACGGCTCCGCCCGGACATGAACCTGCTGATGGTGGTCGCGGTCGCCGGGGCCGTCGGCATCGGGGAGTGGCTGGAGGCCGCGACCGTCTCCTTCCTGTTCGCCCTGTCACTGGCCCTGGAGGCGTGGAGCGTCGGCCGGGCACGGCGGGCGGTCGCCGCCCTCATGGAGATCACCCCGCCCACCGCCCGGCTCCTCCACCCGGACGGCCGGGAGGAGGTCGTGCCGGCGGACCGGGTGCCGGTCGGGGCACGGTTCCGGGTCCGGCCCGGGGACCGTGTCCCGCTCGACGGCCGGGTAGTCGAGGGGGCCGGCGGAGTGGACCAGTCCCCGATCACCGGGGAGAGCGTCCCGGTCGAAAAGAAGCCCGGCGACGAGGTGTACGCCGGAACGATCAACGGAGACGGGCTGCTCACGGTCGAATCGACCCGGCCCGCGTCGGACACCACCCTGGCCCGGATCATTCGGATGGTCGGGGAGGCCCAGTCCCGCCGGGCACCGTCCGAGCAGTGGGTCGAGCGGTTCGCCCGGTACTACACCCCGGCGGTGATGGCCGTCGCCCTGCTCGTCCTGCTCGTCCCCCCGCTGCTCCTCGGCGGGGCGTGGCCCGACTGGTTCTACCGCTCGCTCGTCCTGCTCGTCATCGCCTGCCCGTGCGCCCTGGTCATCTCGACCCCGGTCAGCATCGTGGCCGCCCTCGCCGCCGCGGCCCGGCACGGGGTGCTGGTCAAGGGCGGGGTGTACGTCGAGGCCCCGGCCCGGCTCAAAGCGGTGGCGCTGGACAAGACCGGGACGCTCACGCAGGGCAGGCCGTCGGTGGTCGAGGTCGTCCCGATGAATGGGCACACCGAGACGGAACTCCTGGAGCGGGTCGCCGCACTGGAAGCCCACAGCACCCACCCGCTCGCCCAGGCGATCCTAGCCTACGCGAAGGAGCGAGGGGTCAGCGTCCCGCCGGCCGAGGGCTACCGCATCCTCCCTGGAAAGGGGGCGGCCGGGCGGGTTTTCGGGACGGACTACTGGGTCGGGTCGCACCGCTACCTGGAGGAGCGCGGGCAGGAGACTCCCGAGGCACACGACCGGCTGGAGGCGCTGGCCCGGGCCGGGCGGACGGTCGTGGTGGTCGGCAACGACCGGCACGTCTGCGGGTTCATCGCCCTGGCCGACCAGATCCGCCCCGAGGCGAGGCAGGCGGTGGCCGACCTCCGGGCGTCCGGGGTCGAACACGTCGTCATGCTGACGGGGGATAACCAGGGGACCGCGGAAGCAATCGCCCGGGAGACCGGGGTGGACGAGTTGTACGCCGACCTGCTGCCGGCCGACAAGGTGACAAAGGTGGAGGAGTTGGTTGTCAAGTACGGGTCGGTCGCGATGGCCGGGGACGGGGTGAACGACGCCCCAGCGATGGCCCGGGCGGCTGTCGGGATTGCGATGGGGGCGATCGGGACCGACGCCGCGATCGAGACGGCCGACATCGCGCTCATGTCCGACGATCTGTCGAAGCTGCCGTGGCTGGTCCGCCACTCCCGCCGGACGCTCGCGGCGATCCGCCAGAACATCACCTTCGCCCTGGGCGTGAAGGCCGTCTTCGTCGTCCTCACGTTCGTCGGGTACTCGTCGATGTGGGGCGCGATCGCGGCCGACATGGGGGCCTCGTTGCTCGTCGTGTTCAACGGGCTGAGATTACTCAGAGGTGAGCAGGTGCCCGGGGTCTGAGGGATCGTTCAGTTAACGGACGATCCCCTGGCGATGGCCGTCGGGAATGGGCGAGAGTTGTTACGAAGAGTGTCCCTCTCGGGGAGCTAACCACTTGTACATCTAGCCCGCCCACCACGCGGGTTACCGTAAAACGCCGAGAGGATGACCTCTCGGCTTTTCGCGTTTTCCGCCAGTGTTCCAAGGGTTTCCGCCAACTCGGCTCCTTCGCCCGCGCTCTCCAGTTCGACAGAGAGCAGTCGGGGACCGAGCGAAACCATCATGGTTACGCTCGGACCCCGAAACTCTCCCGCCAAAACTCTCAGAGTCTCTCGTTACCACCCCCCGCCCAGTTACCAGTCCGTTTCCGCTCAGACCCCGTGCGTCAAATCGAACTCCGACTGGAAAGCTCTATCTATAGGGGCTGATTCTTCCCCCTCCCCATTCCCGCCAGACAGCGTTCCGGCCGTAGCGCGGAGGCCGCTGTGGGCGTTTCCCCCGGAGACGTCCCATGCGACCCGACGACGACCCCGCCTTCATGACCCCCGCCGAGCGCTTCCACGAGCTGGCCGGCATCCTGGCCGTGGGCGTCCTTCGCCTCCGCGACCGCGCCGCCCTCGCCGCCGATCCGGGCGAGCATCCCGCCCCGGAAAACCCGCCGAAAACCGGCGACAGTTGCCTTGAGCTTTCGGGGAAAACCGTGCTCAGTGTCCACGGTGGTTAACCGATCCCGAGACTCCGAGAAAGGAGCACCGCATGGACCTGAATGTCGGCAGAGAGGTCGCCGCGCTGCAGCGGCTGACCGTCAAAGAGCTGCGGGCCCGGTACGCCGAGGTCTTCGGCGAAGAGACCCTGGCCCAGAACAAGACCTGGCTGGTCAAGCGCATCGCCTGGCGGCTGCAAGCGCTGGCCGAGGGCGACCTGTCCGAGCGCGCCCGCCGGCGGGCCGCCGAGCTGGCCAACGACGCCAACCTCCGCATGAACCCGCCCGCCGCCAAGGCCGCCCCGGTCGAGGCCGAGGGGATGACCAGGACGCGCTCGCTGCGCTTCCAGCCGGACGACCGGCTGCCGCCCCCGGGCACGGTCCTCACACGCCGGTACAAGGGCGAGGTGCTGCAGGTGAAAGTCCTGCCACAGGGCTTCGAGTACGAGGGCGAGATCTACGGCTCGCTCAGCGCCGTGGCCCGGGCCATCACCGGCTCGCACTGCAACGGCTACCTGTTCTTCCGCATGGGCGAGAAGGGGGGTGACGCATGAAGCGGAACCACCGAAACGGCACGCCGGCGACCTTGCCCCTGGTCCGCTGTGCCGTCTACACCCGCAAGTCCACCGAGGAGGGGCTGGAACAGGAGTTCAACTCGCTCGACGCGCAGCGCGAGGCCGGCGAGGCGTTCATCAAGAGCCAGGCCAACGAGGGCTGGAAGTGCCTGCCCGAGCGCTACGACGACGGCGGCTTCACCGGCGGCAACATGGAGCGGCCCGCCCTCCAGCGGCTGATGGCCGACATCGAGGCGGGCAAGATCGACTGCGTGGTGGTCTACAAGGTGGACCGCCTCAGCCGCTCGCTGCTCGACTTCGCCCAGATGATGCAGACCTTCGACCGGCACGGCGTGTCGTTCGTCTCGGTCACCCAGCAGTTCAACACCGCGACCTCGATGGGCCGGCTGGTGCTGAACGTGCTCCTGTCCTTCGCCCAGTTCGAGCGCGAGATCATCTCCGAGCGGACGCGGGACAAGATCGCGGCCACGAGGCGGAAAGGGAAGTGGGCCGGCGGCCATCCCATCCTCGGCTACGACGTGGACCCACGGGGCTTCCGGCTGGTCGTCAACGAGGCCGAGGCCGAGCGCGTGCGGGCCATCTTCAAGTTGTACCTGCAGCACGAATCCCTTCTGCCGGTCGTGCAGGAGCTGGAACGCCTCGGTTGGGCCAACAAGCGCTGGACCACCCGCAAGGGCCATGAGACTGGGGGAGAGCCGTTCACCCGGACCAGCTTGTACCGGCTGCTGACCAACGTCGCCTACGTCGGCAAGGTGCGCTACAAGGACGAGGTCCACCCAGGCGAGCACCCCGGCATCGTGGACCCCGTCGTCTGGCAGCGGGTGCAGGCCCTGCTCGAGCGTAACGGCCGCTCCGGCGGCGCGCCCGTCCGCAACAAGTTCGGGGCGCTGCTCAAGGGCATCATCCGGTGCGTGCCCTGCGACTGCGCCATGACGCCGACGCACACGACCCGGGACGGCGTCAAGCGCTACCGCTACTACGTCTGCTGCAGTGCCCAGAAGCGGGGCTGGGACACCTGCCCGTCGAAGGCCATCCCCGCCGGCCAGATCGAGGACTTCGTCGTCGGGCAGCTCAAGTGCATCGGCCGGGACCGGGCCTTGCTTGCGGAGGTCCTGGCCCAGGCCCGCCGGCAGGACGACGCTCGCGCCGGCGAGCTGGAGGCCGAGCAGCGCGGGCTGGAGAAGGACCTGAAACACTGGCACGGCGAAATGCGGAGCCTCTCGGCCCAGATCCGCCCCGGCGACGACAACGGCTCCCTCATCGCCCGCCTGGCCGACCTGCAGGAGCGGATCGCCACGGTCGAGGGGCGGGTGCGCAAGATCCGCGAGCAGATCCACGCCATCCACCACCACCTGCTCCACGAGGACGCGGCCGCCCAAGTGATGTCCATCTTCGACCCGGTCTGGGGTTCGCTGTCGCCGCGCGAACAGGCCCGCGTGGTCGGGCTCCTGGTCGAGCGGGTGGACTACGACGGGGCCAGGGGGAAGGTGTCCATCACCTTCCGCCCGGCGGGCATCAAGACGCTGGCCGACGAGCTGGCCAACGGCCGGGAGGAGAAGAGCGCATGACCGCCGCCATCACCATCGAGCGCGAGGTCCACTTCCACCGGCGCGGCCAGGGTAGCCGCAAGGAGCTGCGCGACGGCCCGGAGCCGCAGCGACCCGTCGAGCCGGGCCGGGTGCCGCGGGTCGCCCGGCTGATGGCCCTGGCGATCCGCTTCGACCACCTGCTCCGCACCGGGGTCGTCGCCGACTACACCGAGTTGGCCGCCCTCGGGCACGTCACCCGCCCGCGGGTCAGCCAGATCATGAACCTGCTCTACCTGGCCCCGGACATCCAGGAGGCGATCTTGTTCTTGCCCCGGACGCTGCGCGGCCGCGATCCGTTGCAGCTGCGCCAGCTGCAACCTATCGCTGCCGTGATCGACTGGAAGAAGCAGCGGCACCTCTGGCGGGAACTGCTTGCCTCCGTGCAGTAAGACCCTGCCGTTCAAGTCCTTGCGACCCCTACGACCCGCACAGGCGGGTCGTTCTCGTTGCCGGGCGCTTGATGCCAGCGTGGAAAGTTTAGTATACTTGCGTACACTTTAGCCCGAGGCGTGGCCCTTCCCAGCCGACCCACGCCGGCGCTCATCCTCCATCCTTACAACCACGAGGCGACACATGGCGACCTTCCGACTCCGACGCTTCAGCAACCCGGAAATCCTCCAGGCCATCGCACCGAGACGGCTCCTCGCGTTCCTGGAGCCGCATCGCGCCTTCTTCGAGGCGCGGGGGCTGGGCCTGCCGCGCGCCCCAACTCCGCGAGCCATCGACTACGAGAGGCTGGTGAACCTCTTCATGGCCCCGGAGACCGGCTTCCCCAAGGAGCTGCTCGACGCGCTCTTCCTGGTGGACGAGATGGCCACGCCGCACGGCATGGACGCCCTGCTCGACACCCCCGGCCTGTCCCTGGAAGAGGGGGCCGAGGACTCACCCGCTGACATCGCCGTCCAGGTCTGGCTCCTGGACCGGCACCTCCTGGAAAGCAAGCACGCCGAGCAGTTCCTCGTCCGGCCGCGCTCTTTCGAGTGCTACCAGACCGCCAGGGCGAAGATCCCGCCCTTCGCACTCCCGGCCCCCGTCGTCTGCAGTGACCTGGAACAGGACCTGGACGACTGGTTCGAGGCGAAGAACCGCGGCCGCGGCGCGCGGGTGTTCGTCTACCCGCGCGAGGACGGCGTCTGGTTCCTGGTCCGCCACGGCGAGCCGTTCAATCGCGAGGAGAGCCTCAACGGCCCGGAGACGACCAGCGTCTGCTACCGCCCCCTGCGCTACGACGTGCTCGTCTATCAGCCGGAGATCGGCGAGCTGCGGGTCAACGCCCGCTCCAAGCACGAGAAGCGGCTGTACCGCACGCAGTTCGGCAAGCACTTCTTCGGCGACGAGGACTTCTTCCCCGGCGACAGCAAGTACACGCTGGAGCCGCTGCTGACGCGCGGGGAGGCGGCGCTGGCCTGCGTGGACGTGCCCGGCATGGAGTGGGTCCGGCTCCGCGAGGCGCACTTCTTCCTGGGCGGCCCGTCCAACGAGGTCCAGTCCCACCGGGCCGACGACGTCTTCGCGGCGTTCCGGTCGCGGGACGGCAAGCCGCCCGCGGGGCGGATCATCCGCGCCGTTTTCCAGGTGAAGTTCACGGACTCCAAGCGGCCGCGCTCGGTGACGATCCGGCCGTCGAACATCGCGCAGTACACCCGCGACGACGACGCCGAGCTGGTCGAGCAGTGGCTCAGGCGGCGGGGGTTCATCCTCGTGGGTGCCGACACGGGAAGGGGGGAGGGCCATGCGACTCTGGCAAGCGCTTGAGGCGCTCCCCGGCCCCGCGGCGGTGCTGGCCGAGTGGCGCCGGCTCGCGGGCGCGGAGTTGGACCTCCTGACGCCCTACCTTCAGCCCCTGCCGAGGCTGGCGGCCTCCTACCCGCGCCTGGTTGGCGGCGAGCCCTCGTACCCGTATGAGGTCGTCGAGCACGGGCCGGACGACTACGTCGGGGTCTGCCCCGAATCTGAAGATCGCATCGTGCTCGCCCGGAACGACCTGGTCATCTACGAGCTGGACTGGCCCCTGTTCCTGGCCGACGTCGCGGCCGCGCTGGGCTTCCAGTACCGGGCCGCCGGCCCGGACGGCCTCCCGCCGGCGACACGCCTGGTCGGCGACTACCGGCCGGCCGCGGGCTACTCGTTCCCCGCGTACCTGACCGTCCCGCTGGAGTCCCGCAGCCTGACGGGCGCGGTCTGCATGCTCGTCTCGATGAGCGGCGGCGCGTTCATCCTGCTGACCCCGACGCGGCACCGGCTGCGCCCGGACGCGCAGCAGATCTTGGAGCGGAGGAAGTGCTGCTTCCTCCCGCTGGAGGAAGCCCTGGCCACTACGGGGCCGAGGCAGTGGCGGGCCACGGACGCGGCCGTTCAGGCGCTGCAGAGCTTCACCAGCCTGCACGTCCCTTCAGCCGGGGCGGACGACGGGACGGCCTTCTTCCCCACCCCGGCAGGCACCCCCTGGGGCGACCTCGTCATCCGCTTCGTGGACGGGCACACCGTTTCGGTCGCGGCGGGCGGGGTCACGCGCACCCTCCACTACGCCCAGATGGGCATGGCCGACGGGCGCAACGCCAAGCCGACCCGGCAGTGGGAACTGCTCCGCGCCTTCGCGCAGGGCTACGGCGTGCTGACGTGGAAGAGCCGGGACGCGGATCGGAGGAACCAGAAGCGCCGCGAGTACCTGGCTCGCGACTTGAAAGCGTTCTTCCGCATCGAGGGCGAACCCATCGTGCTGACGGACGACGGCAAGGGATGGCGCACCGTCTTCCGCATCGAGGCGGACGGCTGACGCGGACAGGCCCAGCGATTTTTCGCTGGGCTTTTTTGTTGGGCCTGCCGCTTTTTCCCGCCTCTCACCCGCTCTGCATCTCACCGCCGGAAACGTAGTTGCGCCAGCCTGCTCGTGAGCCGGACCCTCGGCCCCTGGCCCGCCGGCGATTTCTCGACAGTCGGGGGCGACGGGTCCGGCGACCGCGACGGCGTTTCTTCTTCCGCAACCGCGGGCCAAAACCCACGGGCAGTGATCACGCCGGACCTGTCGCCCGTGGGGCGTTCCTTGGCCCCAGGCTTGGAGGTCCGGCATGCGTGTCCCCCTGTCCAAGGCGGCTCTTTCCCCGGCCCGGCGCCGGCTGGTGGAGCTGCTCCAGCAACTCAACTTCGGTCGGGTCAAGGGCCTGAGCGTTCTCGACGGCGACCCGGTCTTCGACCCGCCGCCGCGCGTCGTGCGCGAGGTCAAGTTCGGCGGCGAGAACGGCCCCCGGCCCGAGGCCGCCGCCTCCGACTTCCCGCTCAAGTCCCAGGTGGTCGAGCTGTTCCAGCACTTCGACGAGATCGGCGACGGCACCATCGACGTGCTGGAGGTCAAGCACGGATTGCCCTTCCGCATGGTCGTCGCGGAGGCCGCCGCCTGACCGCGGGCTCGGCCCCCGCTCGCACAACCGAGTTCTTCCACCCATCACCCGACATTTAGCCGGCCGCGAAGCGGAGGCGATTGTGGGCGACGCCGACAGGGCGCTCGTCGCACCGCCTCCGCTTCGCGTTGGCTTGCCTCTCCTCGCCGGTCGTCGTGGCCCACGCCTGCTCCTCCGCGGCCGGGAGGAGATCACCTGTGATTCACGACGACAACACCGTTCTCGACCGTTTCACCTGGGGCATCATCCGGCGCAAGGCCCGGCAGATGGTCGGCCACGCCGGGATCAAGAAGCAAGACCGCGACGACGTCGTGCAGGAGTTGATGCTCCGGCTGCTGCAGAGCCTGCGTCTGTTCGACGCCGCCCAGGCCGACCGCAAGTCCTTCGTCACTGCCGTCGTCGAGCGCAACGCCGCCAAGATCCTCCGGGACCGGCGGGCGAAGAAGCGCGACGGCGGACGGATCGACTGGCTCGACGTGCTGCTGGAGGCGCTGGACGAGGAGCCGACTGACCTCGCGATTGATGACCGCGCGGCCGGGCAAGCCGACCTGGCCATCGACGTGGCGGACCTGCTCGCCCGGCTGCCGGCGGAGCTGCGCGACTTGGCCGAGCGGCTCAAGACGCAGACGCTGTCGCAGGTCGCGCGGGAGATGGGCGTCCCGCGCTCGACCCTGCAGCGCCGCGTCGCGCGGCTGCGGCGGCACTTCGAGGAAGCCGGGCTGCGGAATTATCGCTGACCCTTGCGTCAGTTCTGCCGCGAACTGGAAAGCTCTTCCTGTAGGGAGCTGTTCCGGCTCCGCCGCAACGCACGTCTCGGACTCCGACCGGCGTGTTCGCGTCATCGGTGTGGGCACGCCGGCCGGTCCTCCGTTGCGGGCGGGCCGCGTCGTTACCGACCGCAACCACGCGACCGAAGAGGCACACGCATGAACCAACCCCTGGCCTGGAAGCGCGCGAAGAATGGCGATTCCGGCCGGCTCGATTCGCTGGACTTCCTGATCCGCGAGCCGGCCGAGGTCTACCACGCCCGGTCCAAGGAGTACCTGACCAGCCACGGCCTGGCCGACTTCCGCGAGAACCCGCTCCTGTACCGCAAGCGGCAGCTCGGCCTGGTCGTCGAGGAGGACCGCCCCGCCTTCCAGGTCGGCCGGGCCGCCCACACGCTCATCCTGGAAGGCCGCGACGCCTACCGCCGGCAGTACGCCTTCGGCGGGCCGACCAACCCCGCGACTGGCAAGCTCTTCGACAGCCGTAGCAAGGCCTACCAGGAGTGGGCCGAGCGCCAGGCCAAGCCGGTCCTCACCGACCGCCAGGCGGCCCTGATCGAAGCACTGGCCGCCGTCGTCGAGCGCCACCCAGTGGCGAGCGACCTGCTCGCCGAGGGCGTGCCGGAGGGCGTGATCCGCTGCGAGTACCGCGGCGTCCCCTGCCAGGCCCGGCTCGACTGGCTGAGCCCCGTCAAGGGCCTCGTGGATCTCAAGACCTGCGACCACCTCAAGTACCTCGAGGCCGACGCCCGGTCGTTCGGCTATCTGCACCAGCTCGCCTTCTACCGTGCCCTGCTGGCGCTGGCGAGCGGCGAACAGGTCCCGGTCTACTTGATCGCGGTCGAGAAACGCGAGCCGTACCGCTGCGGCGTCTGGCGGATCGACCCAAACGTCCTCGCCGTCGCGGAGCGGGACAACGAGGCTGCCCTGGATCGCCTGGTGCGCTGCCGGCAGCAAGACCACTGGCCCACCGGCTACGAGGAGCTGCGCGTCTTCGACCACATCTAACCCGAGGAACCGAGCATGAGTCTCCTGGCACAAGTCCAGAGCGGCAAGCGGGCGGCCCCCCGGCGAGTGCTGCTCTACGGCACCCACGGCATCGGCAAATCGACCTTCGGCGCCGGCAGCGACTGGCCGGTGTTCGTCCAGACCGAGGACGGCCTGGGCGAGATCGACTGCGACAAGTTCCCGCTGGCGCTGTCCTATCCGGACGCCCTCAAGGTCCTGGAGGGCCTCTACACGGAGCCGCACCCCTACCGCACGGTCGTCGTCGATTCGCTCGACTGGCTGGAGCGGCTGATCTGGGCTGAGGTCTGCCGGCAGCGCTCCGTCGAGAACATCGAGGACATC